AAGATGTCGACGTGGGGTGTTGGCAAGAATCTCAAGCGCATTTTAACTAAGGATGAGACACTGAATGGCATTTCGGGCACGATGCTCAAGCGCATCGACCTGTTGACATCCTGCGGCGTACCGTACAAGTTTTGGGTGCCGCCGTCCTGTCCTGGCAAGACGGCGTACTTCAAGGTTACGAACGCGCAGCAGAGTGTTGACAAACACCATTACGCATTTTCTGATCGCATTTACAAAGGAGTTAATCTTGGGGAGAGGATTGAGAAGGACTTCGATCTTCGTCTGGAGGAACTCCAGCGTGGCGAAATTACACCGTACGTCTTCGTGGAAACGCTGAAGATGGAACGACGCAAGTTCGCTAAGCTGGAGCGTGCCGCTACCCGATCTTTTGACATCGCGCCGCTCGATATATTGCTTACAGGGCGCGCGTTGTACGGAGGTTGGATGGCTGCGGCAATGGACGACCCCGTCGGAAATGAGATCGCTGTTGGAATTGACATGATGGGTCCGGACGCTACCGAGCTTCGGAGGCGACTGAACCGGTTCGGAGGAAATGTGATCGCAGGTGATCACAAGAACTGGGACGGGAACGCTTCTGAGCAGCTCGGGCGCGTTGCGGACGAGGAGACGAACTATTGGTATAAGGCCACCCCTAAGGAGGCTCTAGCTCGTCTTGCGTGGACTAAGTCCACGTACCACTCGTATCATTTCGCGGCGAATACTCTGCTCCATGTCCAAACTGGCATGAAGTCAGGGCTCCCTACGACTTCTCCGCGCAACTCGATTAAGAATTGGCTTCTGCTTTTGGCGGCCATTATCGAGGTGTGCGAGGATGAGGGAGTGCATTTAACAACGGACGAGCTACTGGAAGAGGTGGAGCTCTCCGTCTATGGCGACGATCACGTCATAGCCCTTTCCCACCGGTTGCAACAAGTGTGCAACTTTTTCAGCATCAAAGACTGGTTCGCAGATCATGGACTAGTCTACACCGACGCGTCCAAGGACGACTCGCTGGAGAAAGCTTTTACTCCGTTAGCCGAGGCCTCGTTCTTGAAGCGTAAATTCGTGCCATTGGTGGGCACGACGTTCTTCACGGCCGCTCTGGATCTAACATCTATCCATGAGCTTTTGAACTGGCGCAAGACTTCCAATGATTTTTCGGATGAGGAAGTGTACGCCATCAATATGGATAATTTCCATAGAGAACTGTTCAACCATGGCCGCCCAGTGTACGATCAACATGTCGCGCACGTCAATTCTCTCCTACCCAGTTTCCGTGAGAAACGGGTTAGTGAGGGTCACGACGTGGCTGCGTTTCGCGATCAACCCAACCGATACGACGACCTCTTTCGGGAGTTTGTTGGTAAATTCGGAGTGGACACTGGTGAGTCTTTTAGTTCTAAAGCTTGAACTAGGACTTGAGCGTTTCTCTCGATTTGACATTGAGCAGTGAAGCTAAGGACCGTGCTGTTAGAGCATGTGTGTCTGCCTATCCTGCGTGATCTCTCTCAGCAGAGAGATTGCCTTGTTGAAC